AGGGAGACCCGTACCAGTGGTGTCGTTCGAGGCGGTGAAGGTCAAGCCCGAGGTGCTCAAGGCAGTCGAGACAGCGTTCAGCATGTTGCGCTCTTCGCCGAGGAAGTGAGCCCAGATGAGGGCCGTGTGCGACAACTGGCGCAGGTCGGTAAAGCCCTGACCGGCGAATTCGGCCTGGAGGCTCACGGAGTCCGAGACACCCTGCTCGACGAACGACTTGACAATCTTGTCTGCGGCGTAGGTGATCTTCGTAGGACGGTTCAGCGACACGCCACCGAATGACGTGGAAGCCGAGGTCGAGTTGAAGAAGGTCGAGAGGTTAGCGACACCACCGACACCGGCGTTCGAGACACCAGTGATGCGACGGAACTCGAGAGCCTGTCCCTGAGCCTTGATGCGTGCGGTGCTGTTGCGAAGGTACAGTTCCTTCGGGATGAGCAACGACAGAACAGGGTCGAGGTTGTAGGGCACGAGACCCGAGACACCCGAGATGGTCGAGTTCAGTGGGCTGGTGAGGGTGAGGTCCTTCTGCAGGTCGGCGAGGCCGGCGAGCGAGGACTCGACAGCAGCGAGCTGGTCGCCCGAGACTGCCTTAGTGATTTCCGTCTTCAGTTCCTCAATCTTCGAGGCGGCAGAGACGGACTTGGTGATGCCGACAGTCGGGGTGAACGACAACTCGCCACGGCGAGCGGAGTTCAGCGTCTGGGCTTGGACGGTGCTAAGGGCTGACTTGTAAGCCTCAAAGCGCTTGACCTGCTCATCGGCTGGCAGGCCGTGAAACATCTGGTCAAGGGAAGGAGCGGCGATGGTCATCGCTGTATCTTCTTTCTGTTAGTTGGACTCAAGAGCACGGGCGCTCTCGAGGTAGGCGTTGCGGAGTGCAGGGTCGGTCACTTGCGAGGCGATGTTGCGGAGACGAATGGCCTCCACCTCGTTAGCGAGGACTGCTGCTGACTTGCTGGTCTGTTCACGGGTTGCACGGAGTGCAGGCCCGCCAGGTGCAGCCATTGACTTCACTTCATCGAGCGCAGCCTTCAGGAGAGCAATCTCCTCTTTCGCTTCGCTCAAGTCAGCCTTCGCCGTCATGACTTCTTCAAGGCCCAGCGCCTTGACGATCTCGTTGCGCAGTTCCGTCTTCACTTCGTCAGTGGCGGCGGTTGCGGTTGCGGTCTTGATGAGGTCGGCGCTCACGCCGAGTGCTACATAAGCCATTGAATCATCCTTGTCGTCGGTGTCCCATCCGGTGAATGGGGCAGGGGTTTCGTTCTCTGAGGCTTCGTCAGTCCACCAGCAGAGGAAGTATTCGAGGGTGCAGAGCAACTCACGAACGTCGCAGATTTCGTTCTCGTCGCCTGCGAGCATCTCGTCGAGCTCAGCCTTGATGCAGTTGATGAGCCCGAGGCGGATGGCGCTCAGTTCGGCTGCGTCGTGCTGCATGTCGTCAGCCTTCGCTAGGTCAGCGTCAGCGCCCTTCCAGTTGTCGGGGATTAGGTCGGTGCGTCCCAGAGCCTCGGCTCGGGTCTTGATGTGCGCCTTCGCTGCGGCTGGGTCCTTTGCACGTCCGATGGACTGGATGGCGTTGCGCAGGTCCTTGATGGTCTTGATGGGGAAGCCACCACCCTCCATAGCCTGACCGCTTGCCTCCATGCTGGCACGCTCTGCGTCGGTGTAGTCCTTCTTCGCCAGTTCGGGCTCAGCGTCCTTCATGTCACGGTTGTCGAGGCCCTGAGGACGGCCCTGAACGTGCTGCTCCATGTTCTCGAGGCGGTCGTCGGGCTGGTGGCCCGTGCCTGCGCAGACTTCGCAGTCCGTCTCTTGGGTGTTGCCCATGACGTTGGACTTCTTGCCGGTGCCTGCGCATGACTGGCAGGGCTGAGGAGTGTCGTGGTTCAGAACGTCGATACCGACACCAGGCTCTTCGGTCATTACGGCTTCGGCGTTCATCGCAGGGGACTCGGCCTTGTTGATTTCGGACACGGCGGCCCCTTTCACTAGTTCGCCGTCTACCGACTTGGCGATTTCGATACTGCACGAGCTGTTAGCCGGACGATCCACGAGTGAGATTTCGCAGATGGTCCCGTCAATAATTCGTCCACCTGGTGCGGCGTTGTCCTTGACAACTCGAGCGCCCTTGATGCCGATAGAGAAGCCGGTGTAGACACCCTCAGAGACCATCTTGGCGGCCTGCTCGTCCACTACTTTTGCAGTGACCACGAAGCCTGAGCCGGACTGCTCCATCTCGGTAGCCTTGCCGACTGCCTTGCTCTGGTGCATTTCTCGGATGTTGCCGATTTCCATCCACGCTGGCATGGCGCTCTTGAGCCATGCAGGGTCGCAGATTTGCTGGTCGAGGTCGAGGGTGTCGTCAGTGGCGATGCCCTTGACGTACATGAAGCCATCCTCGCCACGCTTGGCAGTCAGGCCACCGAAGTAGACGCTCTTGATGTTGTCAGTCATAGTTTCCTTTAGTCTTCTCGTGTTGAGTAGCACATGCAGTTAGTAGAATGTTCCTAGTGAAGTTGTAAGTGGCAACGGCACTAGGAGGCTTTATGAGCAATCGCATTGAACTAGACACAGCCGAGATAGTTCGGCTTTACCAATCCGGCGAATCTGAGCAGGCGGTTGCACGCTTGCTCGGTGTTAGTCGCCTCACGATTCGCAAGCGTCTCATCGCTTCGGGGATTACTCCACGAACTCAGACTGAGGCCGCACTTCTCATGATGTCGAAGCTTACGCCAGAACAACGGCAGAAGCGATCAGCGAAGGCGCACGAAGCGTCTCGTGGTCGTAAGTCCACCATCGAGCAACTAGAGCGCCGTGCTCTAGGCGTTGAGAAGAATCTTGGCAACATCTCCATCGCTGAGCAGTGGGTTGCCGACGAACTGCGAGCGCAGGGTCTTAGCATCACTCAGCAGAAGGCGTTCGGCATCTTCAACGTAGACATCTACATCCACGACCTGAATCTGGCGGTCGAAATTCTTGGCGGCAACTGGCACAGTTCTAAGTCGCATAAGCGTCGCCTAGACTACCTGAAGAGCGTCGGCCTGAACATCGTCTACGTCTGGGTCAATGGGACTAATCACCCACTCGACACCGACGAACTAATTCAGCGTTTGCTGTACCGTTCCTATTCTAACGATTTGCACGTTCTGTCTGGTAACGGTCGCCTCATTGAATGGTTTGGCGACGAGATGCCCGACAGGATTCCGAGCAACTAATCGTCAGAACGACTTGAGAAGCATAAACAATTCGGATGGGCTGGTAGGTCGGCTGATTCGTCGAACGAGTGAGGGTTCTGGTCTTCTTGCGCCAGACACTCTTCGCAGGCATCCGGCTCAGTGTTCCAGTTCCAACCAGTAGCGCCGCCTGCTTGGTAGGCATCGACGGCGGCGATGTTGAAGGCTCGGTTGGCTTCGGTTGCGGCGATCACGTCAGCCCGAGTGACTGCGTTGGCGAGTTGCCCCGAGGGGAGCCCCTGCACTACGCCCTTCAGACGAGCTGCGATGTCCGTCGCTGACTGCCCCGAGGACACGCCCTGAATGACTTCCTCTCGGATGCGGTTCAGGGTTGTCTGGTTGATGTCTTTGACGAGGTTGCCGACGTTGGCGTAGAGCCGAGCCGTTCCTTGCCCTGCCACGAATGAGCCAGCGTATTCCCCACCCTGACGAACTGCGGTCTCGTAGAGGGCTTGTAGGGCCGTCTGAAGCGGTTCTGGGTTCGTGCGCAGATTGCCGAGTGCGCCTTGTGCCACGCCTGCGATGAGGTCGGGACTGGCTGAGGCTGGCACGTTGCGGAGCACCTGGTCGAGGAACTCCGAGAGACCAGTGACCGATGCCGCCAGCGCCGCCTCTAGAGCCTTCTTGTGCTTGGCGACTGCCGAGCGGATGGGCTCTAGGTTCGGGTAGGACTTCTTAGTAAGAGAACGTCCTTTTGGGGTATCGCTTATCTGCGCTTTCAAGACTTCGGCCTCTTCCGGCGTGTGGTGCTTGAACTCGAAGGCTCGGGAGCGAGGCTTAGCGGCGAACTTGGCGAAGGCTTTAGCCTCTTGCGCCTTTAGGTCAGTTTCCGGCGTGCTGCTCGGACGCTCGACTTCTTTACCCGTGTCTTGAGCGCCTTCGTCTTCTGCGCTTTGTGGGCTCGATGACGACTGCTCACTGGGGGTCTCTTTCTGTCCGATGGTCTCGCCGGAGCCCGATACGTCGAGCAGGCCCTTGAGGAACTGGATGGCGTTGCCTGCGACGATGAAAGGTTCGTCGGCTTCTGGCATGTCGTAGAGCGCCTGACCGAGTTCGCCCTGAATGTCGTTGAGGGTCTTCTGCCCCGAGAACAGGCTGATTTGGTTCGCCTGCGCCTGCTCCTTCGCAGCCATAGCGTTCGCTCGGTCTTGCATGACGAAGGTGACGTTGAGGTCTGCGTCGAGGTAGCGACGGCACAGGCTGTTGATGATGTCGGTGATGTAGTTCTCCATCGGACGGGTCGAGACCGTCTCGGAGGACTGTGCTTCGCCTTCCATCTGACCCTTGCCCCCACCGAGACCGGCACGGGCCACGACTCCGAGAGCCGAGGGAGCCACGCCGAAGATGGAGGCGATGCGCTTGATGATGAACTCGTCGTAATCGCTCTTGAAGCGTTCGTCCATCGTTGGCATGGCGATTGGGTCGAAGCCGTCAGGGAGGACCTTGATGCGGTGGCGCTCTGCCGTAGATCCGGTGAGGCGCTCGTTCAGCACTCGCTCGTAGCCCGACAACTTCTCGAGGCTGAGCTCTTGGCTGGTCGTCTTCATGAACGTCGTCGGCATTGAGCCGAACTGGTACTCAGCCCTCATCCACGCCTGACGGTCGAGGTAGAGCGTCGCCGAGGGGATTGCTTCCTCGACTGGACTGAAGCCGTAGGGCGACCAGGTGCGACGGTTCTTGATGAACACGCTCATCTGGTCGGTCTTGAACTCGCCGTACTTGCCTGGTGAGTTGTAGAAGTCACCGTCTGAGTCGGGAGAGGCCACGAACTCGCCACGAGGGAAGCCCCAGAGCACCTGCTGGTAGGCAGGCAGTGGTGGGTGGGGAGTGTCGCCTCGGTTGTCGAGCAGAATCTTGATGGTCGGAGCGTCGATGATGTCGAAGCCGATGATGGCTCCCCCGAGGTTGTAGCGAGGGTAGATGCAGAGTTGGTCGTAGACGAACACTTGCCACAGGGCCTCGGTCAGCCACTCGCTCCATGAGCGCTCAGACTGGACGTAGGGGTTCTTGAAGAATGACTGAAGGCGGTTGATTTCCTCGCCGTACTTCTCTCGCCCGATGCGTGAGGCCTTAGCGTGCGAGCAGTTCTCCTCCTGCATGATGGTTGCGATGCAGTTCTCGGAGAGGTCGAATGACCAATCCTGCTTCACGAGGTCGCCCACTCGAATCTCGATGGCTCGGTGGATTACGTCACACTGCTCAGCGAGGGACTTGAGGACACCGTAGGGGACCTCTTGCTGGGTCAGGTTGAGATTCGTCGCTACCTGAAATTCATAGCGTCTGGGGAGCGCACGGCCTGAGTCGTCGAGCACTACGTCGATTGGCGCAGGGAGCAGAGGTGCAGCAGGTCCGAGCATCGCACCGAAGCCACCCTGAGGACCGACACCAGGGCGATCCATAGGAATCGCTTGACCGATGCCGGTGACGATGCCCTGCCCCCCGATGGTGGAGTAGGGCTCAGCAGGCGTGGCTCGGTTGTAGTTGGTGGTTCCGAGAGGCGAGCCCGAGAGCCCAGCCTTTACAGCCTCGGCGACGGTCTCAGCCAGTTTCAGGTCTCGTGCCTTCCGGCTGAATCGGTCTCGAAGTGCCATCTCGTCCTTATCGTGGGTAGACCTGTACGAGGTCGTAGTCGTTATTGTGCGCCCCACAGGAGGGGCAGGAACTAGCGTCTCTCGCCACTGGCATCCCACACATGGAGCAGGGAGGAGCCAGTTCGAGGAAGAATCTATCGGCTGACGTGCCACCAGCCAGCCCGAGTTCGGTGAGGCCGTGCACAAGAGCGTCGAGGCGGTCAGGTGAGAGGCCGGAATCGGGGAGCCATGTGGTCATCTGTTCTTCGAGCTCGTCGAAGGCTCCGACGTGGCTGATGCGCCCCTGCTCGTAGAGTGCGGCGACTGGCTCGGCTCGGAGGCGCTTGCCCTGCTTCGCCGTGATGCCCTTGAACGGTGCAGTCGGGAGAACGGAGCGAATGGTCATCTCCACCATGTCGCCGCCTTGGTTCTTTTCAGCGACGATGCGGTCAGCGTTGAAGTCGTGAAAGGCTTGGACTGCCCTGTGAGCCCACCCAGAGGGCGTGTCACGGCACGAACGGTCTGCGAGGACGTATCCCCTACCGTCTGCTGCGCCTTTGCCGACGACGAGGATGCCGGTTTCGTCAGAGTGCTCGCCGGAGGTCACGGCTGGGTCGATGGCGACCACGACTCGTACCAGTTCCGGTACCACTTGTAGCCGGTGGTCTTCAATCATGCCGACCGTCCAGAGTGCGCCAGGTGTGTCCGTCAGCACTTCGCCGTAGAGCTCTTGGCGACCGAGACGTGTGCCGTCATAGCGTGAGCGCAGTTCAGCGAGGGCGGCTGGTGAGAGGTTGTCGGCGTTGTCGAACGTTGATCCACGAGTGACGACGACTGAGCCGTCCGTGCGCCCCATGAACTCTCGGATGAGTTTGGTCGGGCGAGGGGTCGTGGTGATGATGGTCTGAGGGTTGCCGATACGAAGCGCCGGAGCGAGGCCTGCGGTCCATGTCTCCTCGTAGCGCCAAGCGGCGAACTCGTCGAGCCATGCGTAGGAGAGGTTGAGGCCACGAGCACGGTCGGGTTCGTCTGCCGAGACCATGTGAATCTTCGAGCCGTTGGTCAGGGTTATCTGCCCGTTGCTTCGGTTGTATTGCTCAAGGGTTCCGGCTGGGAGGCTCTTGATGAGACCGGAGGGGCCCTCGACACAGGTGCGTCGAACGTCGGTGAAGGTCGGGGCGACGACTGCGCACTCAATACCTGGCTCGCTCAGGGCTTTCTCCAGTAGCCAGCCTGCGCCGGTGAAGGTCTTACCCCAGCCTCGGCCTGAGAGAATGAGCCAGATGCGCCAGTTGCCCTCGGGAGGGAGTTGCTGAGGTCTCGCTGAGCTGCGGTATCGGGTGTGAACGGCCTCGGCTTTGGCTTGCTCGGCTTTGACTGCCCGAGCCTTGAGTTCTAGAGCCTCAAGCCGTTTCAGTTCCGCTAGTCGTTGCTGGAGAATCGTTGTCATCTATCTCTCCGAGCGTAGCCTCTAGACGCTGAATCTCGGCTTGGATGTAGTCGAGGGTGATGACTTCGGTGCGCACCGGAGCGTCGAGGCCCAT